CCACCCGGGGTTTAACCCCCCCGGGAGGGATTAAATCCTGAACCGCAGCGAGCTAACTAGTCTTGCCACGGTCCAAAATTGTACCACTGTCTTACGAAACTATTAGTTACTATCCGCTTCACGCGGCCCCGGACCGGATACGTATTCGCATACGCCCGGTCTGGAAGGTCCTTCTCCGCAAGTTTGCAAGCAAGCCGGCGGAGAGATGACTTTGGAGCTAATAGCATCATTCGGCCCTCTACCTCCGACACGAAAGCCGTCGAAGGTGTTGACTGACCACGAAGCCTGGCTTGTATCATAGCCGGGCCGTCCGATGTACGGGTTACCCCGCACGTCCCTAGGGCTCGGTAGAAGAATCCTTCGATTCCATACCTTGCTCGGGATGGGCGGGCCTCGTCGAAGTTTCCGGCGAGACCTGTATCACCTGCTTCTCGAGGTACGAAGAGCCGAAGAGGCTCCGGTAACCTAAGATAAAGGTGTGACCAACAGTCAAGGAACCGAGCATCACAGCTACGCATAAAACCGTAGCGATGAGCAAGATTCCGGATACCGTTAGCCAGCTTAAAAACTGCTTCCACATTTCGGATCTTTTCCTTGAGGAAAATCGGCTTACAGTCAACTCCGTCATAGTAGTGCTCGCCGCAGGATTCGCGGAATGGCCCGTCCCAGAAACTCTTGGACGGATTCACCCGGAACCCTAGGAAGGCACTAAAAGACGCAAAGAGGGTAAAACCTTGGGATGGAAGGATAACATCATCCCCATACACGGACACGTCCGTGTTAGGAAGTTTCAGGTACTCGCACACAGCTAAAGCGGCTGCGTAGAATATCAGAGACTCGAGCTCGAAGGTGAAACCGTTCCCCATACTGGAGAACTTCTCCCACCGAATGAGCTCGCCACCCAAGGTACCGAGGCGGCATCGACAAGTATCAAGTAAGTGGTACCAATCGGGAGGAATCAATTCCCGAACCACTTCCGTTGCGATACTATCAGACGCGGACGAAAAGTCGACGGTTGCTAAGTCCCCCGAAAGGGACCCGGACCGAGCCAATCGTTGATTCCGTGTCTGGTTGTTCAGGTCAATGCCGCGCCTAGCCAATCTGCGACGGATCATCGCTCCCAAGCCCTTCTGAAACCAGAGGTTCAAGTCAGGCTCGATAGCGATAACACGGTCCGTCTTAGAGTTTTTAGGCACAGTGACGATTTCGTTCCCTACCTGGAAGATCTGCCACTCTTCACCATAAGTTTCGGTGAGGTGAGCAGACCACCCAGGGTACGCCGCAGAGAACCATTGCGACGTGAGGGAGTACAGGTCGCGCGTAATTCCACGACCAGCATGGAACTTATTGTAGCCCGACACCTCTTCACCTTTCACAAGGGTGGAGACGCCGGGGCCCCAATTAGAACTATCGACAAACTCATCCGGACCATACTCGCCCAGAATCTCGGAGACTTTACGCCGGGTTGCGTTGAGCAACCAGACGTTGGGCCCGTGATAATTCGGGTCCAACAACGGATTCCGAAAGCGAGAGTTGGTCTCACGACAGAGAGATTCGAATTTCCTAAATTTCTCGATCGCTACGGCCTCACGGTTAAAGGACGTCTTTAAAAACGACGCCTTAGAAAGGAGGTTCGTGGCGACGTAGTCGTGACGGAACCGGAAACCATTGGTATAGTTACCGGGGTCAATCTCCAAAGCAGTCAGCTGATCGTGCTCCCCAGATTTATAGAGGAGCCAGACGGCTAGACTGCGAGGAGTGTCCAACGAGAAAAGAAGTCGGTAGATGTCAGCATCAGTTTCTGATGGACGTGCGCGAAAATTCTGAGCTTCTAACAAAAGCTCAGGATTACGTCTCCTAAAGGTAGACATAGATTGTAGCTCCTAAAAGTTCGTCAAGTGCTTGTAACTAGCCGATTAAGGTTAGTACACGCTTTCGAAGTTCGCCACAGCAGGCGGAATGACCGCGGAATTCGCCAAGAAGTTCTTGACGTACGCCAGAAGGTCATTTCGCTGAGCCAAGGTAGAACGCTCGGGCAGGACGAACTCACCCGAAAACAAGAGGTCATAAGCCTTGGTCGGCGCTGGCTGAATGCCAGTGCTGGTCGACGGGCTAGTGGCCTCGAGTACGGGGAGAGCTACCTTCATAGTCAGCCTAAAGTTACGCGAGCCCTTGACGGGCTGGCGCATGCTGAAGGAGACCGCCGGGAAACCGAGTGCGATACCGCCACTACGGTCTGCCCATTTCGCGACGCCATCTTTGATGTCGACGGGGCTGAAGGTGTGGTTCGACGGAGTTGCTTGACCGTCGGCCAGAGTCATTGCTGCGATAGCAGTCATGTATTTACTTCCTGAATTCGTTACTTCCTAGTAACGAGGTTAGTGAGGAGTGCTAGACCGTTCTTCATGTGGTCAAACGAGAGAGGGTTCTTGAATCGAGGATACCCGGGTGAAGGAAAATCGGTCAGAATCGTCCGATAAACCCGCACTTGATGGATAGAGCTCAACCAGTAACCGTCAGACGTCTGCGACTGAGTTAGGTCCGGCGAGTAAGTCCGTTGTTGCTTCACGTCTAATTTCTGGTAAGTAGTCTTATAGCCGGAGATAAAGGAGAGCCCCAATGTTGCATCGAGGGTCCCTAACCAAGAGCCAATAGGTAAAAACCAATCGACGACAAAGCTGTACGGAACGAGCTCCCAGGCTACCTCAAGCGGGTTAGTTATACCCAAACGAGGGAGATCCTGACGAGCATCCAAATATCGCGCAAACGTGATACTGTACGCGACTTCGGTCCGGGCTGACCCGGTTTGGAGAACACTCGGACTTGCCTTGCGGCTATAGTAGTTGTATTCTCTGTCGATGGACTGCCTGGTCCGTACGGTCGTATAGACCCCCTCTTCGTGCCGCGACGCGAGTTCTTCACAAGCGCCGTGAACATCTTGGAGGAGAGGTTTCCAACCGTACTGGATTTCAAGCCATCCACCGGCCAAGGCTTTGGCCCGATCTTTGGGCCACGTCTTTCGGAAACTCCGTCTGACACGCCTTGATGGAACGATACCGAGGTGGGCGGCGGCTCCAACAATGTCGCCGCTTCTCATATCGTGGATTGCGGAAGCGATCTTGATGGCAGTATCACCAACCATCTGCATCGTCTTTCCAGCCTCAGCAGTAGCGACCGCTAGGTTAAACTTTTGATTCTTCAGCTTCTGAAGCATCTTGGTCTTTGCCCTTTGGTCGATCAGGCTGAGGTCGGACGCACTCACGTTCTGAGGAACATCCGAAGCTTGCCAATTTACGGACTCAATGTTGACACCGACGACTGTATAGTCGACAGCACCGTACTGAGGGTATTTGAGCTTCGGGGTCCAGGAATGCAAGTAGCCGCTCTCATAGGTATAGGTAGTTTCTTCGTACGTATACGGGTTGGCTGGCAGCCGACCCACGTACTTACCGAACCCAGGAGTGTTGGTGCTCACCCTGTTCATAGTAAACCGAGTCAAGATCTTGTCTTTCTCATACGCTAATTCGTCGCGGCTGGTAGGGGTTGATCCCGTACCGTAGCCGTGGCGAGTAGTGGTGAGTGGGATAGATCGAGATCCAGTTTGAACAGGCATGGCACCCTCAAGGTTAACAGCTTAGAACTCAAAGCTGAGAACCAAGCGATATCCGCAAAGTCCGAGAGGACAAAGCGGGACCGGCCAGCTGAGCTGGCAGTAAGAGCGATCCCCTGTTTCGACAGGGGCCGTTACGTATCACGAACCTACGGACACTCAAGCCGTAGCTAAGAGGTACGAGAAAAAGCAGTAACGGGGTCGAGGTGCTCAAAGAGAACTCGACGATGTACCCGAAGATACACCAAGATACACTCCGCAAGGAG